GAATCGACATACCTGTAGCTGCTGCTACTTGTTCTGGTGACAAGTTATTAGCGGTCATCCAACTTACAAAAGTATCGTCGTTTGAAAACTCTGGCGATTTAACGTAATTAATTACGTCTTGGTTTGTTAAGTTTAAAGACTTCTTGCCATCTTTATCGTACGTTGGGATGGCGTAATCGGGGTTGATTTTGTACGTCTTTGTTGCGGGGTCAAACAAATACATCTTTTTAGATGACGCCATAGGGATGCCTAGTACTGACTCACTGTATGGCTTCATTACCTCACCAGTAGGTGTATAAGGCACGGGTGAATATTTTGTTTTGCCCGTTAAGTAATCAAGAGACTGCTTAGACCCACCAGTCAGTCTACTGCCATATTTAGTGTCAAATTCTTCAATTGTTTTGGGTGTGTAAGGCTCATAACCCAAGCTGCCGCCACCTTTGGTGTAAGCATCACGAACTTGATTTGTTGTCAGACTAAAGTCAGGGCGGGTTGTAATTGTGCCGTTAGGATTAACATAGGTGTTACCACCGCCGCTTACGCCGGGTGGGAGGCCAAGAACAGTGCTTAAGTTACCACCCAAACCTGTACCGTCTGTACCGTAAACGGGTGCGGTGCCTGTACCGCCTGTACCGCCTGTACCGTCTGTACCACCTGTACCACCTGTACCTGTTGTTTTTTTCTCGTCTTCTTTTTTCTTTGCCGTAAACAAATCGCCAAATTTTTTACCGGTTGCCGCTTCAACGTCTTTTAAACTAAGTTTTGCGCGTTCCAATTCTGCAAGTGCAGCGTTTTGCGCTTGGGCTACAGTCATTTTCCCAGAATTAATTAACCCCTGTAAGCCGGTTGCAGCGTAGTTAATGTTGCCATATAAACCTTCTAAACCCCCTTGGTCACCGGGCAGGGCACCGGCGGTATATCCAATTTGCTTGTAGAAGTCAACAGGTTTTCCAGTGCTTGCATCAACAATACCGCCTGTATAGCCTTTGTCATCTATGGCGTGTGTTAAAGCATATTGAGCGCCTTGGGACAAACCTGCGTTTTGCATGGCGTTAGCCAGTGCTTGATTCTGCAAACCAACTGCACTAGTGGCTTTTAGAAACTCAGAAGCATCTGTACCGGGGGCAATAAGCGTGTTTACAAAACGTTTCTCGTAATCTGCTTGTTGGTTTTGTGTACCCGTAGCCCGTGCAATGTCAGCGGCAGACACACCAAACGTCGCCATATCTTGAGCAATTTTTGAATCACTAAGGCCGGGCGTTTTAAAGTAGTTAAAAATCTCAGTATCGGTGGGCTTATACCCACCAACAAGACTACCATTAGCACCAGCGTAACCGGGCACGCCGCCTTCAGCCATGCGAACAACAGGCTCGCTTTGTTGCGCAAAGTTAAACATACCACCCATACCGCCAGTGGCCATACCTTCTTCGTCATCTTCGTAGCCCGCCATACCACCATTGGCTAGACCCATCAAACCACCACCAGCCGCACGATAAGGTGTAGCAGCGGTATACGTACCGCTGTATGGGTCAAAAGTATAGGGCGCAATCATGCCTGTAGTTGTCTTGGGCATGTTTTCTTGAGCGCTTTCTCCGGCAAGAATGGCTGGGCCAAGGGCGTACATCAAAGGCTTGGCGTTGGCTTTTAGATACGCCATAGGGTCTTTTTTAGCAACATCAAACCCTTTGGAGAAAAGTTCCCCAGTAGTTGTTTTGCCAGTTAGTTCTGACATACCCTGTTGCATAGCGCCTTCGTCAATTGCCGCCCTTTTAAGCGCATCTAGTTGCGCTTGGCTGTATATGTTTGCCCCGGTGTCAGTAAGTTGGGCTGCCCCAAAAGCGGCGGCTTCATTACCTGCCAACATTCCGGCTTCGTTGGCCATAGCGGTGCTTCCGGCAGTTGTCATACCTGAAGTTAAAGTAGCGCCGCCGTAAGCGCCAAGACCAGCACTAATGCCTTTGCCAATATCGCCTGTACGCGCCGTCTCTACACCGCCCACCATAGCCGCAGCAGTCATTGGGTCAATCGTACCGCCAGAGAAGTAGCTAATACCAGCGCCAATAATAGTTGGCAACAACTTGTCCAAGAAGCCAGCTTCAGGTAGACCCGTCTCTGGGTTAATAGTAAGGGAGCCGCCGTGGTTCTCGGCCAAAGCTTGTAGCCCCTGCACTTCACGTGGGGACATGTGGATAAGCATCGAGTCAGGGCCTCTGCCTCTGGATGCCATGTGGTCGGCTAGTACAGCAAGGCTCATAGTTGCCTCTCAAAATGGGGGTTGGTCGATAATATCATGTTGACGTCTTTATGCGAAGCATTTGGCTACCATCTTGTACACCATCTTGTGTATCTCTGTAAACATCACCCAATCGCAAACTAGCAAAGTCAGCTTCGGTCGGCAGAGTCTCAAGGTTTAAGTTCAACGTTGTTCCACCCATGTCACCGGGGTTGTTTAACTGATTAAAGTACAGGCGCAAGACATTGCTTAGCTGGCTAAAGTAGCGGGCATCGTACTCTCTTGGAGCCAGTGGCAAGCTTGGTGGGATTGCGTTTAGTTCAGCCATTAGCGTCTACCGTCCGGTCTGATGTCAATACGAGGTGCGCCCAGTTGCCAACAAGTGTTAATCTGGTTTGAGCTAATCTTAAAGATCATCTGGCGACCGCGCATGCGTGTGTATATCTGCCCTGTAAACTGCTCTGTAATAACGTATGTATTACTCTTAGACACGGGTTGTGAAGCTGTGCTTGTTACCCCAGAGCCAGAATTAGCCAGCCCCTGTAAAGTCATTGCCACTGCTGGTAATGCGCCAGCGGGAGTACTCTCGGCGTTCTCAAAAGTCAAGTCAGGTAAGACACGCCACACAAAACCAAAGTTATGGCCGTCACCAATGTCAAACTCAGACGAGCTAATGTAAGCATCAATTGCAACAGCGGTGCCGGTCGTATTGTCATTTAACCCTGTCTCATGGTTAATCAGATTACCTGTGGCTGTGTTCGTAAAATAGTTTGCCGCAATTGGGTACGACTGCAAGCCAGAATCTAACCAAGCAGTACGTGACATAGTGCCGTAGTACCATATCTTTTCAACGTAGTTGTATATGACGTACTTGTCGATGGCCGTGCTGTTAGCCGAGCAGTAGAACCACCAGACCTCGTTGAAGCCTTCGTTTGTTCCCGCAAACACTTGCAAGCCCTGATCTTGGTTAAGATCACTGAACACAAAACGACGCAAGTCGCAGTTAAGCGTTTGCACGCGGCCATCGTAAGAATAGAACTTATCTACGCCCATCCAGTACACAACACCCGAAGCAATCACAGCCGCGTTTGTGCTCATGATAGAAACGTTGTCACCTAAAAGCTGCGGTGCCCACACGTACGGGGGGCCAAGATACTGGAGTGAATACACAGCCGAGTCAGTAAACACTATAATTTCCTGACGAGTCTGGACAGTAGTAATAATCTCAGAGCCGTGAGAAATGCGTATAAACCCCGCTTGGTTTGTGGGGTCAGGTGTCCAGTTAAAAGGATCATCTTGCGCTGACCAGCGGATCAACATGGGGTCAAGTGTGGCTGAGCCGTAGTCGTTACAACCAAACGTAATTACAAAGCGCGAAGTGTCTGAAACAGCTAGACTGTTTAGTGTTGTCGGCACGTCCACAATTAAAGACACGTACACCCCTGTGCCCGTAGAAGCCGTATTAACCGCGTTGCCTGCGCTGTCCAAAAGTTTAAACGTCAACCCATTTACTTCAAATACATAGTACGTAGTTGCCGCAGCAATGCCAGTGGGCAGGGATGTAGTAGCCGCAAATTGAAGGGCTGCGCCTTCTGTATAAAGTACGGTGGAGGTCACCACAGTCGGAGAAGCGTTGGTAAAGCTTACCGTGCCGCCCAAAGAATTAAGTAAAACACCTCTGGAAGTTACGCCCCCGCCAGCATCCCAGTAATACAAGCCGCCACCACGGGGGTTAAATACAAGGTCTTCTCCAAAGTTTTGCTGACTCCACAGACGCAAAGCTATTGAGCTTCCCGCACCGTTGCCCCATGTGCCAAGGCCCCATCCACCTGAACCCCACCCAACCAAAGGAACCTGTACTTCTGGGCCAACATTGATTTGATATGCGGCGGTGACTGTGCCGCCACCCGGCCCTGCTGTAGACGATGCTTGTGAAGTGGCCGTAATGTTGTACGTGTTTATTGTTAAAACAGTAACTTGAAACTCACCATTTAGCGTCAAACCACCAACGGCTGAAGCGCCAGAAAACGTCACAAAATCCCCTGTCACGCACCCGTGCGAGGCGTCTGTAACCAAAACCGTTGTTGAAGAAATTGTTGTATTAAAGGGGTTTGTCAATACTACGGTATCTCGGATAGGCGTAATGTCGTTATAAATACCG